ATTAGAGGAAGAAGTAGAAATTTTACCTATGAAAAACAAGAGTGAGGTGATGTGATAAAAAAGTTTTATGGACCACCGGGCACAGGGAAAACAGAAAAACTTATTAGAAGAGCTTTAGCGTATGTACGATCAGGAACACCCATCACAGAAATAGGATACTTTGCTTTTACAAGAAAGGCAGCTAACACAGCTAAGGAAAGAATATTAGAAAAGAATCCACATTTTCATAAGAAAAAAGATTTAAAATACTTTCAAACTCTACACTCTTTAGCATTTAGAACTCTTGGTTTAAGTGAAGACAACGTTATGCAAGACTATCACTATGATGATCTTGGAAAAATATTAAGTATTAGTGTTAAAGCAAAACGAGATATAGACTCGTCCCCTTATTTAACTTGTGATAACGAATACTTTCAAATCATTACTAAAGCTAGAGAAAAAAACATAGAGGTATGGGATGAATATTGTACAGGAGAATATGATAAAAATATTGTTCCCAATACATTAAAACACATAGCAGCTAACTATATCGAATATAAAAAGAAAAATACGCTTATTGATTATACAGATATGATTCATCAATTTATTCAAAGAAAAGAACTATGCCCCAAATTTAAAGTTGTCTTTATAGATGAAGCACAAGATCTGTCTCCAATACAGTGGATGATGTATGATATATTAAAATCAAATGCAGAGGATGTTTATTTAGCAGGAGATGACGATCAAGCTATCTATGCTTGGGCGGGAGCAGATGTAGACAGATTTATTCAAGAACCTGCCACAGAAATAGTGTTGAAAAAATCACGAAGAGTTCCTAAAAAAATTCAAGATGTTTCTAATATCATAGTGAGTCGTATTCAAGGTTTAAGAGCAGACAAAGTTTATCATGCTAGAGAGGAAGATGGATCTTGTATGACAATTAATAATTTAGACAGCTTAGATTTAGGTAAGCATCATTGGCTTATTTTGACTAGAACCATTGCAAAATCTATGCAAATAGCCAAAATTTTAAAGGAGAAAGGTGTTTATTTTGAGAACAAATATGTCAAAGGAATCATAGTAAAATTATACAAAGCAGCTATTCACTATACTAAGTATGCTGAGGGTGAAGATCTACAAGATACACAGATGGAAGATATTCAAGATTATACTTCATTAGAAAAAGATGATTGGTCAAAAGACATACCTTGGTTTGAGGCTTTTGACAAAGCTAATTTTGAAGACAAGAATTATATCAGATTACTACTATCTAATAAAGAAAAATTAAATGAAGATCCAAGAGTAAAAGTTTCTACCATTCACGCTGCCAAAGGTGGTGAGTCCATGAATGTAATTTTAGTTTTAGATAACGCTAGAAAAATAAGAGAAGCTGTGTTAAAAAGTGTTAAAAAAAGAGATGAAGAACATAGAGTTTGGTACGTTGGAGTCACACGTAGCAAAAAGAATTTATACTTGATGAGAGCAAAAATAGAAAGACATGGTTATCAACTATGACACATTCAGATATATTTAAAGATTTCAATAGAAGAGCACACGATAGACAAGTTGGTGGCCGACACTATAAAGGTTATGCCATTCAGCCGTATGATTTTATTTCAAAAAATAATTTATCTTTCTTTCAAGGGGTGTGTATCAAATACATAATAAGATATTTAGAAAAGGGAAAAGAACAAGATTTAGAAAAAGTAAAACATTATTGTGATTTAGAAATAGCGAGATTAAAAAAGAAAAAATGATTATACCAAAGTTTGAAGCACAGACAGAATGGATTGAACCTGATGAATATCCCGATCTGAGATCGTATGATGAGGTTGCCATTGACTTAGAAACTAGAGATCCCGACTTAAAAACTAGAGGCAGTGGATCTGTAATAGGCAATGGTGAGGTTGTAGGTATAGCTGTAGCTGTTCCTGGTAGAAAATTTTATTTTCCCATTGCTCATGGATCTGGTCCTAACATGGATAAAAAGAAAACATTAGAATGGTTTAAAGATATTTTATCCTCTGACTCTACAAAAATATTTCACAATGCAATGTATGATGTGTGTTGGATTAAATCAATGGGTTTTAAAATTAATGGTTTGATCGTAGATACAATGATAGCTGCATCTCTTATCGATGAGAATAGATTTAAATATGATTTAAATAGTTTATCATGGGACTATTTAGGTTTTGGTAAATCAGAGGCTGCTTTAGTTGAAGCTGCTAAATCAAGGGGACTAGATCCAAAGGCAGATCTTTGGCAATTACCTGCAATGGAAGTTGGATCTTACGCAGAAAGAGATGCTGAATTAACTTTAGATCTTTGGCAAATTTTTAAAAAAGAAATAGTTTATCAAGATATTGAATCTATATTTAATTTGGAGACAGATCTTTTTCCTTGTCTTGTTGATATGCGTTTCTTAGGTGTTCGAGTGGACGTAGAAAGAGCGCATCAATTAAAAAAGCAACTAGTATCACAAGAAGAACAACTGCTCCAAAACATAAAAAAAGAAAGTACAATAGAACCTCAAATATGGGCTGCACGATCGATCGCCAAAGTTTTTGATAAACTTCATTTAGATTATGATAGAACTGTAAAAACAAAGTCACCCTCCTTTACTAAAAATTTCTTACAAGAGCATAAACATCCTGTGGTTAAGATGATAGCAAAAGCAAGAGAGATAAACAAGGCACACACAACTTTCATTGATACAATTATTAAATATCAACATAAGGGTAGAATACATGCAGAAATTAACCAAATAAGATCTGACTTAGGTGGCACTGTTACAGGTAGATTTAGTTATAATAATCCTAATCTTCAGCAACTCCCTGCAAGAAACAAGGATCTCGGACCTATGATTCGTTCTTTGTTTTTACCTGAAAAGGATTGTACATGGGGATGTTTTGACTACTCACAACAAGAACCTAGATTAGTTGTTCACTATGCAACATTACATAATTTTCCAACAGTAGGTGCTGTTGTTGACTCCTATGAAAATGATTCATCAACAGACTTCCATCAAACCGTAGCTGACCTTGCAAAGATACCTAGATCTCAAGCTAAAGTAATAAATTTAGGTTTATTCTATGGCATGGGTAAAGCTAAACTACAAGCAGAGTTGGGAGTTTCAAAAGAAAAAGCAGCAGAATTGTTTGACCAATACCATGCGAGAGTACCTTTCGTTAAACAATTAATGAATTCGGCCTCTAATCGAGCTCAAGAACGTGGTCAAATACGTACCCTTCTTGGCCGACTATGCCGATTTCATTTATGGGAACCGAATCAGTTTGGTATGCACAAAGCCTTGTCACATGAAGATGCGTTAAGGGAACACGGACCAGGGATTAAAAGAGCTTACACATACAAAGCTTTGAATAAATTAATACAAGGGTCAGCAGCAGATATGACAAAAAAAGCAATGTTAGAACTTTACAAAGAAGGTATAATAGCACACATACAAATTCATGATGAATTAGATTTATCTGTTGAGTCAGATAAACATGCAAAGAAAATAATTGAGATTATGGAAAATGCTGTTAAATTAGAGGTTCCTAACAAAGTAGACTTTGAGTCGGGTGAGACTTGGGGCGATATTTATGATTAACTATGGCTTATTTAAATGCAAACATACCTGTAGAGTACGCTCAAATAAAAAAAGAATATTTATATGATCTTAAAAGTCATCATGGTGAAGTTGAGGATTGCATTATCTTTGGTCTCAGTGCCATTACGGGCAAGTCTATTCTTTTTCACGCAATTATGGAGAGTGGTGCAATCTTTTATCGTTTACCAATTAGTGCCTTTATTCAAAGAGGTTTTAAACCGGAAGATGTTCCTAGGCGTAGACTTGATGAGTTACAGCTTTGGAATTGTTTTAGTTACTATCCTGCTGTTACTAATTGGGATATCTTAGAAGGACAAGCTGGTAAATACATAGGAAAAGATAAGAAATGGCACCCTGGTAAATACTTATTTACGGTTGACTTTGCTCATCCTGAAAGTAATATCCTAGATACGGATCATTCAGAGATACCGCACGAGCACAAATGTGCTCACATCATAGCCCTCGATGATGGGAACTATGCAGCACAACCTAATAATAGATGCATTTGGGATATACCATCCTTTACAGTAAAAGATGAAATTCCAAAATGGAAGGTACAAACATCTGAATGGAATGTAGAGAACACAAGTAAATGGAAGACCGAAGATACGGATAACTTCTTTTACGAAATTGAGGAGAAGAAACATGATTAAAAAAATTTGGGCTAAGATAAAAGCTGGTTGGAATTGGATCGTGTCAAAATTCTGGCAGGACTAATTTATGGCGCTAAAAATCGGAGAGGACCAAGCTGTGCAGATGCCGATGAAAACGGTCATCAGTTTGATCGTAATCGTGGCTTTGGGCACCATGGGTTATTTCCAAATTGTAGAACGTCTCAATGTTGCTGACACTAAAATTCAGATCATGGAGAAAGATCTAGAAGAGAACACGTTGTTTAGAATAAAATGGCCACGTGGTGAAATGGGATCTTTGCCCGCAGATAGCGAGCAATTCATGATGTTAGAGGACTTGTATAAACAGACTGATAAAATTAATAAACAATTAGATTCTATGATGAATAATAGAATTAATATTGAATTTTTACGAGGACAAATGGATAAAGTTTTAGAGGATATAGAAGAGTTAAAAGATAAAAATAGAGAAATGCATTATCAAAACGGAGGAAAAGATGGTAGCTGAAATCGTAGCTCTTCTCATGTTTATAGGTCCTGATATTAAGGAGCATCGTATCCAGCCAGAGGGTATGGCACAATGCCTTCGCCATAAGAGGATCGCGGAGAGACAGTTTACACCTAATGTTCAATACAAATGTGTCAGATCTAAAGCAAAATTAGAAGAAAATATTGATGGTACAAAATCAATTAAGTCTCTGATATTAGAATAATGGAACCTATCTGTTATATATTTATAATGCTATGGATAATGGGAGTATCTGAATAATGGAACCCTTTTTCCCTATTAACACATTGATAGCTTTTATCTTGCTTTGCGTTGTAATTTATGTAGGGTTAAACGATAACGATAAATTATGAAACTTACAGCTAACATAACTCTTGATGAGTTAACTAAGTCTCAAGTTGCAGAGAGAAAAGGCATCAATAACAATCCTAATCCTCAACAGATTGAGAATCTAAAAGCTTTAGCAGTAAACATACTACAACCAGTTCGCTCACACTTTGATAGACCTTTAATTATATCTTCAGGATTCCGTTGTGCCCAGCTTTGTGTAGAGATTGGTAGCAGTGTAAACAGCCAACATGTGGCAGACGATAATGCGGCCGCAGCAGACTTTGAAATACCGGGTGTAGATAATAGAGAACTTGCAACGTGGATTAGATCAGAGCTAGAATTTGACCAGCTCATTTTAGAATTTTACCGCGATAACGAACCATCGTCAGGATGGATACATTGTTCGTATTCGACTAACAGTAATAGAAACCAATCATTAAGAGCCATGAGAGAAGATGGCAAAGTTATTTACAAGCCTTGGTTAGAGTAATGATTAAACCCCCTTTTAAAATCGGTTATATCGATACAGTACATGGTGTTTGTCCACACTGCGGTGAGGATACTCTTTTAGTTGCTATTGTTTCTGATTATTACAGGTGTACAGTCTGTGGTGAAGATACAAGACAATATGTTAATGGTGCTATTAAATATTTAAAATTAGATGAAACAGACAGAGAATGGCTAAAAAGAAATCAATCTTCGGAGTAAATAATTACGTTAAACGAACAGCTAAAAAACGTCCAGGTCGTCATGCTAAAAGTTATAGTAAAAGAAAACCCTATCGTAAACCCTACAGAGGACAAGGTCGCTAATGAAACCAGTAATAATAACTTTACTTTACCTAACTACATTTGGTGAAATTAAACAAGAATCTTTTGAAGTTGTATCAGGATCAACGTGTGAATCTTGGTATCATCACAATGTAAAAGTTGAAGAAAGAAAACAACGAAAGATGTTTAGTAATCTTTATTATCACGAGTATAAAGGTAAACAAGTTATTGGATACATCTGTGGAGATGAACCACCACAATAATTAAACGTTAGGTCCAATAGGTTTACATTCAAATTTTATTGTTATTCGACTTCTGTTAACTTCACTCTCACCAAGTTCTCTCGTTAAACCTATAGCATTAAGGTAACCTGCAGTTGCACAGTCAAAATGGGTCGGATATTCTCCTACCGTCATTGAATTCATGCAAGACATATGGATTGCAGAACACACCTGCATTATTAATAAAAATTTCATTTGACACCTTGGTGTTAATTTAATAGGATATCCTATATTATGTTAAATAAGGAAAGGATATACTAATATGACAGACTTTACAAAGTATAAAAATGTATCACTGTCAAAAGATACATACACGAAGATCGATGCTTTAAGAAAAGTAATCGTTCCCAATGCTGTGCTATCGAGAGCACAAACAATAAACATACTCGTTAATGAGAAAGTAGGGAAGCTGAATGGCAAGATTCGAAAAGATAAAAACGGCGTATCAAGATCGTAAGCTATCTCCTGAATTAAAACTTTGGAAGGCAGTATTAGCTGTAGCAGCTAATGATGCTATGCAAAGTAAAGTTACAAGGGTTGATATCTATAATGATATTGATCGAGCAAGAAATTGGTTTAAGGAGCCAACTCAAAATTTTTTTCAAGTATGTCTTTATGCAGGTTATGAACCTATGTACATTTGTGGAAAAATGAAAAAAGCGATTGAAAAACAAGAAGAGAAAGAGAAGAATGAAAGAAAAAAGTATTTGTCCTAAATGCACAGGTAATGGTTATCGAACGATTTGGAAAGATGCAGATCAAAAAGAAAAGATAGCCATACAGTGTAGCTACTGTGGTAGTGAGGGAGAGATATCTGATGAAGATGAAAAATACTTTAAATTTTTAAAACGATTTTATAAAGGAGAAAAAAATGAATAAAATAATAGTAGCATTAATTGCTTTAGTATTGTTATCAAGCTGTACCTACAGAGTTAAGTTTGGTAAAGCTTGTACACCGAACCATGGCGAATGGAGCTATGTTTGGTTAGTTGAAAAAGGCGAGGTTAACGTAGCGAGGGAAAACTGTCATGATAAGTGATGAAGAGGCTAAAAAAATGACAGAAGAATGGAAGGACGAGATAAAAGTATCAGGTAATGTCTTACCAAAAAACACGGATCGAGGACCAAATGATTTGGAAGAACA